AGGTGCTCAAGGAAATATTAACGTTGGTAATTTTCAATGGGTAAATGGAGTAAAAGATACGCAAGTTATGTTTTATCCAGACCCAAAAGGTAGATTTAAAGTTAGTTGGTTTCCACCTACGCATTTACAAAATAGAGTAATACTTAAAAACGGTATTAAATATCCTGCTAATGAACACATGGGTGCGTTTGGTTGTGATAGTTACGATATATCAGGAACAGTTGATGGTAAAGGATCAAATGGTTCATTACACGGATTAACTAAATTTAGTATGGAAGACTGTCCTCCTAATCACATGTTTTTAGAATATATATCAAGACCGCCAACAGCTGAGATATTTTTTGAAGACGTTTTAATGTCATTAATATTTTATGGCATGCCAATACTGGCAGAAAATAACAAACCTAGATTATTATATCATTTACGTAGAAGAGGTTATAGAGGATTTAGTATGAATAGGCCAGACAAGTTGTGGAATAAATTATCAGTAACAGAAAAAGAAATAGGTGGTATACCTAACTCAAGTGAAGATATAAAACAAGCGCATGCTGCAGCTATTGAAATGTATATACAGCAACATGTTGGTCATTTAGAAAATGGTAATTATGGTAACATATACTTTAATGAAACTTTAAATGATTGGGCTAAGTTTGATATAAATAAAAGAACAAAATTTGACGCTACTATAAGTAGCGGTTTAGCAATTATGGCTTGTAATAGAAATTTATATAGACCTAACGCTAAAATAGAAAAACCTAAATTAAATGTAAGCATAGCTAAGTATAATAATACTGGTGGTGTTTCAAGAATAATAAAAAACTAATATGAGGCAATTTCCAAATCAAGTAGTTAGTGATGCAGAAAAGTTAAGCTATGAGTATGGACTCAAAGTAGCTAAAGCTATAGAAGGAGAGTGGTTTGACAAAGATAACTATTCTAATAGGTATATTTATAATAGAAATAACTTTAGAAACTTAAGACTGTATGCTAGAGGAGAACAGCCTATTGAAAAGTATAAAAACGAACTATCTATAAATGGTGATTTAAGTTATTTAAACTTAGACTGGAAGCCAGTCCCAATAATATCTAAGTTTGTGGACATTGTGGTTAATGGAATATCAGAAAGAGTTTACGATGTAAAAGCTTATTCTCAAGATCCTTTTGGTGTTAGTAAGAGAACTGAGTATATGAACAAGGTTATGACAGACATGCGTACTAGAGATTTAAAAATGTTTGTTAAAGATAAGTTTGGTATGGATTTATTTAATAAAAGTCCAGAGTTGCTTCCAGACTCCCAAGAAGAGTTAGACCTTCACATGCAATTAAATTACAAGCAAGCTGTTGAAATAGCAGAAGAACAAGCTATACGTACTTTAATGGAAGGCAATAGATACGATCTTGTAATGAAAAGATTTTACTATGATATTACTGTTTGTGGTATTGGTGCCGTCAAAACAGGTTTCAACACATCACAAGGAGTTACTATAGAATACGTTGATCCAGAAAACCTAGTATATTCTCACACTGATTCACCTTATTTTGAAGATATTTATTACGTTGGCGAGGTAAAAGAAATACCTGTAAACGAATTAGTAAAACAATTTGCTCATTTAGAAGAAAAAGATTTAAAAGAAATAACAGAATACAACAACCAAAGTCACGGTAGATACAACGAAAGAAAATATAGAGAGTACGATAGAGACGATCATAATAAAGTTAAAATATTATATTTTAATTACAAAACCTATATGAATGAGGTTTGGAAAATGAAACAGTTATCTAGTGGTGCAGACAAAGCTATAAAAAAAGACGACAGCTTTAATCCTGGTAAAAACGATAACTTTTCAATGGAAGCTAGAAAAGTAGAGGTTTTATATGAAGGCGCTTTAGTTTTAGGTACTAAAAAACTTTTAAATTGGGGTATGTGTAAAAACATGATGCGTCCAAAAAGTGATTACACTAAAGTAAAAATGAACTACGCTATATGTGCTCCTCGCATGTATGAAGGACGTATTGAGTCATTAGTTAGTAGAATTACAGGTTTTGCAGACATGATACAATTAACACATTTAAAGCTTCAACAAGTGTTATCACGTATGATACCTGATGGTGTTTATTTAGATGCTGATGGTTTAGCAGAAGTTGACTTAGGCAACGGTACTAATTACAACCCGCAAGAAGCTTTAAATATGTTTTTCCAAACAGGTAGTGTTATAGGTAGAAGTTTTACTTCTGAAGGAGATATGAACCCAGGTAAAGTACCTATACAAGAAATACAGTCTGGATCTGGTGGGGCTAAATTACAGTCACTTATAGGTAATTATAATTATTACTTACAGATGATAAGAGACGTGACTGGATTAAACGAGGCTAGAGACGGTAGTATGCCAGACGAAAGAACTTTAGTTGGTGTACAAAAACTAGCTGCAGCTAATTCTAACACTGCTACAAGACATATATTAAAAGGAGGTTTATTTATAACGCAAGAAGTAGCTGAAGCTTTATCGCTTAGAATATCTGATATTATAGAATACTCTCCAACAAAACAAGCTTTTATACAAAAAATAGGTACGCATAACGTTGCTACTCTACATGAAATGTCATATTTACATTTGTATGATTTTGGTATATTCATAGAGTTAGCACCGGACGACGAAGAAAAAGCTATACTTGAAAATAATATTCAAGGTGCCTTGTCACAAGGTAGTATAGAGTTAGAAGACGCTATTGATCTTAGAGAAATTAAAAATGTTAAACTAGCTAATCAACTGCTAAAAATAAAAAGAAGAAAGAAAATACAAAGAGATCAAAAAATACAACAAGAAAATATGCAGGCTCAAGCGCAAGCAAATGCACAGGCACAACAAGTAGCTGCACAAGCAGAGGTACAAAAGCAGCAAAGTTTAGCGCAAACTACTATTTCTATTGAACAAGCTAAAGTTAACATGGAGATACAAAAAATGTATCAAGAAGCAGAAGTTAAGAAAATGTTAATGGCACAAGAGTTCCAGTACAATATGCAATTACAAGGTATTGAACAAGATAAAAAATCAGCTGGAAATAAAGAAAAAGAAGACAGAAAAGATCAAAGAACAAAAATACAAGCTACACAACAGAGTGAGCTTATAGACCAAAGAAAAAATAACAAACCACCTAAAAACTTTGAATCATCAGGTAATGATATATTAGGAGGAGAAGCAATAGGTGATATGTCAGAGTTTGGTCCAAGATAAATTTATTAACTATTATTATATTATATTATGGCAAAAGAAAAAAAGGAAGAGCCAGTTGTTGACAACGAAATTGGTTCTTTAAAAGTAAAAGAAAAAGTAAAGAAGCAAACTGCTAAAAACAAAACAGAAAACAACGTAACTAAAGTTAGTTTAGAAAAACCTGTTTCGGAAGTAATAGAGCAAACGGTTACTAAAGTAAATTTAGACGAACCATCAGTGCAAAATGAAGAAGTTAAAGAAGAAGTTGTTGAAAACAACACTGACGACACAGGAGTGGTTGAGCTCGTTGAAGACACCACTACCATACCGGAACAAAAAGAAGTACAACCGGAAGTTGAAGCACAAGAACAACCAGTTGTAGAAGAAGTAACCGAACAAGAGGTAAAACAACAAGTTGAAAATTTAGCTGAACAAGCTGAAGAAGCTGTAGCAGAAGCTCAACAAACTGGAAAAGCATTACCAGAAAATATTCAAAAACTTGTAGACTTTATGGAAGACACCGGTGGAAGTTTAGAAGATTATGTTTCTATAAACAAAGATTATACAGATATGGATAATCAAAGTTTGTTACAAGAATATTATAAGCAAACAAAACCTCATCTATCAAACGAAGAAATAGACTTTGTCATGGAAGACACTTTTTCTTATGACGAAGAATTAGATGACGAAAAAGAAATTAAAAGAAAAAAACTAGCCATGAAGGAGCAAGTTGCTCAAGCAAGGCAACACTTGGAAAGTGTAAAATCCAAATATTATGAAGATATTAAAGCTGGAAGTAAACTAACTGAAGAACAACAGAAAGCTATTAACTTCTTCAACAGATACAATGAAGAATCAGAGTCTAGTAAAAAACTATCAAAAATTTTTAAACAAAAATCTGAAAAAGTATTTAGTGACAAATTCAAAGGTTTTGAATACAATGTTGGTGAAAAAAGATTTAGATTTAATGTTAAAGACATTGATACGGTAAAAACTAAGCAAAGCGATATTAACAACTTTATAGGAAAGTTTCTTAATGAAGATAATACTATGGCTGACGCAGAAGGTTACCACAAAGGGCTTTTTACTGCAATGAATCCAGATCGTATTGCAAACCATTTTTACGAACAAGGCAAGGCTGACGCTATAAAAGAAAGCATTGCTAAGTCTAAAAATGTTAGTATGGATCCTAGGCAAGAACACGTTGAAAACGTAAATACTAGTGGATTTAAAGTAAGAGCACTTAATGACGAAAGTTCTGATTACAAATTTAGAATTAAAAAGAAAAATTAACAATTTAAAAATTAAAAATTATGGCAATTACTGCAGGAGGTAGTTTAAATAGTGTGCCTGCTCCACAACAGCAAACACTATCTACAAACTACTTTGATTTTACGTCTACAGCTGGACAAGGCTGGGCGCAACAATATTTACCAGATCTAATGGAGAAAGAAGCTGAAGTGTTCGGACCAAGAACTATCTCAGGTTTCTTATCACAAGTTGGAGCTGAAGAAGCGATGAGCGCTGATCAAGTTATTTGGTCTGAGCAAGGTCGTTTACACCTACACTATACTGGTGAAATCACTAATGGTGACGCTGGTACAATTGCGGGTGGTCAAATTACTATTGGTAATGACATCGATGGTCAATCAGCTGGTGCTAATCACGGTATTAGAAAAAATGATACTGTTATTATCGCTAGTTCTGAAGGTACAGTTAAAGCATTAGTTACATTAGTAAACGGTGCTGTTATTGAAGTAGCTCCTTACGGGGTTGTAGACTTAAACGATGTATTTACTGATTCACAAGGTGCTAATTCAGTTAACGTATTAGTTTATGGTTCTGAATTTAAGAAAGGTGATAACTACGATGGTGGCGAAACTAGAGGTGCTAATGAACCACAGTTCAAGTCTTTTACTAACAAGCCAGTTATCATGAAAGATTACTACGAAGTATCAGGTTCTGATGCTGCTAGAATTGGTTGGGTTGAAGTTGCTTCTGAAATGGGTGCTGCAGGTTACTTATGGTACTTAAAAGCTGAAGCTGACACAAGAGCTAGATTTACTGACTACTTAGAAATGACTATGTTAGAAGCTGTCAAAGGGGGTGCTGCTGGTGGTTTCACTGGTGGTGTTGCTGATTTAACAGACTCTCACTTATACGCTGGTGGTGGTGAAGTTACTGGTACTCAAGGTTTATTTAACGCTATTGAAGAAAGAGGTAATGTTACTTCTGGTGTAACTGGTGTTAACGCTGCTACTGATTTAGCTGAGTTCGATGCAATTTTAGCTGAATTTGACAAGCAAGGTGCTATTGAAGAAAATATGTTATTTGTAAATAGAGCTACGTCTCTAGCAATGGATGATATGTTAGCTTCTATGAACTCTTACGGAGCTGGTGGTACTTCTTACGGTGTATTTGACAACGAAGAAGATATGGCTTTAAATTTAGGTTTCTCTGGATTTAGAAGAGGTTCTTATGACTTCTACAAGTCTGACTTTAAATACTTAAACGATAAAGCTACTAGAGGTGGTATCAACGATGCGTTTTCTGCTGGAGCTATTAGAGGAATTATTGTTCCTGCTGGTACTTCTACAGTTTATGATCAAATGCTAGGTGTAAACCTTAAGAGACCTTTCTTACACGTTAGATACAGAGCTTCACAAACTGACGATAGAAGAATGAAGACTTGGGTTACTGGGTCTGTTGGTGCTGCTACTTCTGCTTTAGATGTTATGCAAATCCACATGTTATCAGAAAGATGTTTAGTTACTCAAGGTGCTAACAACTTTATGTTAATGAAGTAAACTATTTTTAAAAG